CATTCTACCTATGGTGTGATAAGTTTAGTTAATTAATGGTGGATTAACTACTCCGTTTATTGGATTCCAAGCTCCGCCTGAAAGCTGAGCGCCTGGAATCTGACTTGTGTGTGCTCTATTTCCAATGACCTGAGAAGTACGGGGTAGGGGGCTTGACATAGAAGTTGACAAACCAGGAATGAACGGTATACCTTGATCGGTGTACTGTTTAGCTGCCCAATTTTTCTGTTCATTGAAGAAGTTATGTTGATTGCTCTGCAAGTACTTCTGAGTATCAGCCTGGATCCTCGCAGTTCCAAGCCCACCCCCAAGCTTTGCAGCACTATCAAAGAATTTGGAGCCAGCCATCGCCCCCAAAGCCCAGCCTGGTATAGCCATGCTTCGAGAGAAATGCGCAGGACTTGACGACTGGTTTCAAGCAAGCTCGATCCTGTAGGATTCGAACGTGCAAGTAGCAGCTGCTTGTTTTGTGAGGTTGTAAATAACGCCCTTGTATCCGTCGAAGGTACAAGTAGAGTGGTGCCAAGTACACAACAGTACCTTGGTAGTATGGTCATAGGCAAAAGAAGCCTCTGGACACGACTTCCCAATGTACCCGTGTAACTTATCCCACTGTGAATCAGAGAGAGAAGCAACAAGCATCAAAGAATATGAAAACATGATGAATTAATCTTTTCGAATATGAAGCAAAATTAATCGTTTTAGTTTTACAGAAACTGAGAGAAACCTAAGGTAGGCTCTCAAACACGGTCAATAGACACCTGAGCCGACAGCTCATTGACCTGACGCTCGAGCTCAATCATGCGACGATGGTGCAACATGTTAGATTGAGCAACCTCCTTGCCTGCTTGAAGCGTACGCAGCATCGCCTGATTTCTCAGCATGTCAGTAGTAGCTGATGGAATGACTGAAGTCCTGGTAACTACTGAGTAGAAAGAAAGTCTGTAGTCAGCGGCACGAAACAATACTCGTGTCGTGGGTGTTTTCATAGTTAACAAACCGTCGAAGTTGAGTTTGACATAGCCAATTGGCAGGTTGTTTTCCCGGAAAATCAAAATGAAGAGGAGCGCGTCATTTTCACCAAAGTCATTGAATTCCGCCAGACGGGTGAGGATACGAATCATGTACTCTGTATTGCAGCTTGAGTCGACTGCCCAGGCTCCCTTGTCCGATGCAGGGTAGTTGATTGCGGCAGGATCGCAAATGAAGTAGAGAGGGGATTCACCACCCAGCAAATTTTGAGCGAAAACACCATTCGGTGCGGGCCGAGCACGGACGGAGTAGACGTAACCAGTCATTTGAGTATCAGGGATTGCAGTTGCGGCATTGTTTGGCAAAGCTGGAGTCGTTGAAAGTTCAACAGCAGTAGACCTGTTTACCACAGGTCTTGAAATATGACTAGCTGAAGCAATTAAACCATACACACCAGCGTCACCAGGCCAACGAGCGAACTTATTCCATCTTGGGTCAACGAATGATGGACCAGCTGGTGAATAGTGTGCAAGGTTATTTGGAACGAACGGGTATGAACCAGGAAATGGAGACCCATCCAACCGAGTCTGGAAAGTGTGAAGCCAGTTAATCAGGACAGATGTAGTGGGATTGACTTCAAGATGTGTAACACCAAGGCCAGTGCAATTCGCAAGATGCGTTGGCCAATTTGGAAGAATTTCTTCATAAGCATTGTATGTCGTGATTGGTCCATCCACAACAGCAGGCCGAGGTTGAGAAAATGTTGCCTTTTCATTCAACTTATTCCAAATGCCGATCGAAATTGACTGCTGTCCAGTTGCGCTAGTTGCGAGGGGCAACGACACAGAAGCACAAAAATAACCGCCGAAACTGTCAGGATTAGACAAGTTTAATGGGTTATAATGGTACATCACGGGTCGCTGGTCCATCACAGCATAACCCTC